CGAAGTTCGGCGCGGCCATCAGGGAGGGGTCGACCGTCACCTGTGACGCAACGGACTTTGGCGTCGGCGAGTGCGACTGACAGCCGGATGCCGTTAGAACGAAGGCCAGCAATAGTGCCAGCAGAGTTTTTCTTGAGGTCTGCAAGTTGTTTCCTCCAATCAGCGGAGACGTCGTCAAGGGCCTTCTGGGCCTCCTGGCGCTCCTTATCGAACTTCTGGGACTGCTCCAATAGGGCAGCGGTTTGGCGTGCTTTAGCGGCCTCGGTGGCGTCTTCGTGGCCCTTGCAATAGGTGAGTCCTAAGGCAGAGAAGGCCAGGACGACCCACACGGCGGCCTCTTTCAAGGTCATCATGTGGGTCCTCCTTCAGTGCTTCACGGAGCCGTACAGCTCATCGTCGGTCAGCTCAGGGACATCGCGCAGGGCATCCGCCAGATCGCCCAGGAGGGACTCATCAGGCTTCAGCTTGGCGATGGTGAACTTGTGGCGCTCCAGGAGCTTGCCGATGGCGTTGTAGAGCTGGGGAGTGCGACGCTCAGGGTCCTGGAGGTCTGCCAGCATCTGCTTGGCGGTCGACGTGTCCAGGGCCTCCAGTAGGCGCTCCAGTAGGTTGTCGGTCATTCGGGACCTCCTTTGTTCTTGCGCTTCTCGTCCATGACCGTCTTGAAGATCAGGACAACGGTTTGCGCGATGGTGTAGGTGATTACGGCTACATAGAACCAGTCGGACAGGGAGAGTCCTGCGAAGCGGCTGGCAACGTCTGCCCCTGCGCCCGCTGCTACGGGAACGTACTTGACGACCCCGCTTTGAAAGTCGATGGATAGACTCATGCTGACATCGCCTTGATCTGGATCCGCAGGCTCTTGGCCAAGCTAATCTCAGCTTCGGTAGCCAGGCCCAGGTAGATGTCGGGCATCAGCTTGTCCAGGTCCGCTTCAAGGTCCTCTACGGTCACCTCTGGGCGCTCGTACGGGGCCGGTCCTGAGCCTGCCTTGAGGAAGTGCTCGAAGAGATCCCTGCCGTGCTCCATGGAGTCCCAAGGGGCAGCCGTGAAGGGAAGCTCTGTGGGTTCCTCGAAGACTCCCGCCCAGGTCACCGTAATGGTGATGTCGATGGTGGTCTTCTCGCGGTTTGACCACACGGGGTTCTTGGCGCTGTGGATGATGAGGCCGTTTGAAAGATCAATCGGGTATTCCATTTGTCCTCCTTAAAGGGGCCCCGAAGGGCCTATTGGTTAGCCAATGCGGATCCAGTTGGAAACGCCTGAGTTGTTCGATTGGCCGAGGTTTCTCCAAGTACCAGTGCCTGCAACTCCCGAGACCTGGTTGTGGGTGGCGTATCGGAGGCTCCCGCCGCTAA